GGTGGTGGTTCTGGTGACGGCTCCGGCTCCGGCTCTGGTGATGGATCCGGCTCTGGTGGCGGGGATGGTGGCACAGGCAGTGGTGAAGGCGATGACGGCGACGATGACAAGCCTAGCGTATCCGGCGATGCGTGCGGCTCCGACCTTAAGTGTTCCGGCGACGCTGTGCAGTGCGCCACTTTGCGCCAGGAAAAAGCGCTGCGCTGCCATACCGAAGATCAGGACGACTACGGCAAGTACAAGAACCAGATCAAAGCCGAGCTGCAGGGCGACAAATTCAAACTGGGTGCCGACGAAGACATTCAGGTACCCAGCTTCATCGAAGGCAAAACCCGCTTCCTTCCCTCGACCTGCCCGACCGCCAAAACCTTTTCCCTGAGCACCGGTGGCGGACGCACGTTCGCCATCAGTTACGACCCCCTGTGCAGCCTCGCATCCGATCTGAGCTACCTGATCGTGATCGTCGCCACTGTTTTCGGCGCGCTCTACGTCGGCCGCGCCTTTGGAGGTGAATGATGCAATTTCTCTACGGCGTTCAACTGCTGATCATGATCCTGATGCCACTGATCCAGATGGTCATGAAGGCCATCGGCATCGGTTTCGTTTCCTACCTCGGCTCGAACCTGATCATCGATCAGGCCATGAACTACATCGTCTCGCAAATGAGCGGGGCCGGTGCGGTCGTCCAGCAGATCCTCGGCCTGGCCAAGATCGACGTCGCCATCAACATCTACTTCTCCGCCATTACCACGCGCATGGTGCTGTCCGGCCTGAACAAGCTTCAGGACCGCAAACGGGCACAGGTCTGGCGGGCACCGGGTGGCACTTCGATAGAGGCTTGAGGACTGAACCATGCTCTATATCCGCACCGGTAAACCCGGCCATGGCAAGACCCTGAACACCATCCGGGAAGTCGATGAAAAGGCCCTCAAGGAAGGCCGTGTCGTCTACTTCCACAATGTTGCCGGCCTCAAGCCTGAGTTGCTCAAGGCGTCATGGTTCGAGTTCGAGGATCCGCACAAGTGGTTCGAGTTGCCGGAGAACGCCATCATCGTCGTGGATGAGGCGCAGGGCTGGTTTGGCATCCGCGACCCGCGTCAGAAGCCCCCGGAGTACGTCAGCCGCTTCGAAACCATGCGCCATCATGGGCACGAAGTGCATCTGGTTACGCAGGATCCGCGCTACATCGATGTGCACCTTCGGCGCCTCTGCAATGGGCATATCCACTACTGGCGGGTGTTCAAGTCCCAACAATTGCTGCGCTTCGAAAGCGAGGCAGTGGTGGAAAAGGTCGAGGTCAAAACCAGCTTCAAGGACAGCGACAAGACCCACATCAAGCTCGACAAGAAATACTTCGGGGTCTATCGCTCCACCAATGCCGAACACCACTTCAAGTTCAAACCCTCGAAGAAATTCCTGATCGCCTGCGCCGTGCTGATCGTTGTGCCCTTCGTCGTCTTCAGGGCGTATTCGCGTTACCTGGAGGGTACGCAACCAGCGGCGCCTAGTTCGCCTCGCGCGGCAGATGCCAGCGCCGCACAGAAGGTGCAATCGGCGGTCAGCTCGCTGATCAATCCGGTAGGTGGTACGTCCCAGGCCGAGGCGGTGCAAACGCCTGCACAGTACTTCGCCAAACGATTACCGCGCATTCCTGACGTGCCCTCTACCGCGCCTATCTATGACGGACTCTCCGCGCCGGTCTCGCATCCCAAGCTCTACTGCGTCTCCACGACGGATCCCGCGCTAGTAGCCAAGCGGCCCGCTTCCACCGTTCGGAACGGCACGGCCTGCCAGTGCTACAGCCAGCAGGTCACGAAAATACAGACCGCCTTCGACTTCTGCATGAGCGTTGCCCAGGACGGCTATTTCGATCCAACCATTCCCGATCGCGGCCAACTCACGGCGCAGATCCCGCCGCAGTCACCCGGCCAGCCTTCGTTCACGCCCAGCGAACGCCCGCAGCCAACCGTCATCGCACCGCGCCTGACCCAGGTCCCCTACGAAAAAGGGAAGTTCCTGTGGTGATGCCTGCGCGTGGTGAAGCCCCTTTCGCTCGCCGAGCGAGGTACGAGCGGGCGCGCGAAAGGGGCGCGCAGGGGACGTCCCTGTAGCACGTCTTATAAACCGCTTTTTGCAACCTTGTTGCACCACTGTATTGGGGAAAGACCTTGAATAAGGCAGTTGATCAAATGCGTCTGGATGGCCTCACCGCTGAACCTTCAGCTCATGGCCGTCTGTTTGTTGATCCGAGGACGTCCCGGCTCACTGATCTTTCGAATGTCCGTCTCCTTGGCTGTCGCGTCGATACCGTCCGCCAGCTCTACCGCGGTCGCATCCGCCCCGATGTACTCGCCCTGGTCGAAGAACCGGGCCTCGTCGAGTTCGCCGGTCACCAGTGGCACGCCGGGCGCGTTGGCCGTGATTCGGGCTACCAGTTCAAGCTGCAAAACGCCGACCTCGGCTTCGTCCTGCTGCTGAAAAACTTCAACGTGAAGGTCGATGTGATCGGCGCCCACATGAAGATCGAAGTCAGCCCCCACGCTATCCAGTCCTGCACGCCGGCCGTGCTGCAAGAGTGGATGGATCGCTTCGCGACCGAAGCCTTGGAGTTCGTCGAGCCCAATCAATGCGCCGTGCACCTCGCCCTGGACGTGCAAGGCTGGACGCCGCCTGCGGATCTGATCGACCGTCTGCTGTGCCGCGCCCGAACGCGCCGCGACCTCTCGGGCATCAAGGAAATCCACTACGACGGGGAGGCCGTCAGCTACGGCCGTGGGCAATCCTTCCTGTTCGGTTCTGCCTCAGGCATTCAGCTCGCCATCTACAACAAAACCCTACAGGCGTATGCCATCGATAAGCTCGATTACTGGCGCACCACCTGGGCCAGCCTGGACAACCCGTTCGATGCCGAAGATCCGCAAAACTACGACCCTGACGCGCCTGTCTGGCGGGTCGAACTGCGCTTTCATCACTCCATCGTCCAGCAATTCGCAGACGGCTCCGAATGCGCCGGACGGGTGCTGGAAAGCTCCACCTATGCCGACCTCGCCGGCCACCTCGACGG